GCTAATTCTGTACTACTCAATGCTCTATTAGGAATAGCGGCAAATTTACCCTTTTTAGGATTAAAAGTAAAGAATGTTGCACTTGCTTGACATATCTTATCTATATTATTTGTACATACATCAAATGTACTTAACATACCATTGATTTGATATCTTTTGTTTGTTGTACTTACATTTGCTTTATTTGTGTATGCTACTAGTTCATCAGCATAACCTTTCATTTGCGTATTTGCTGTTCCTGTAAATGTATCTACATCTATTTGTGCTGTGGTTAATCCTGCACCATAACGATCAGATGTTAAGTAATCATGTAACACATCTCCTGGATTGTTAAGTGTGTTATTCATTTTAAATGTCATTTGTGGTAAACCTGCTAATCCGTTTTCAGCATCATAGTCTATTTGTAATACAGCATATACCATTGCGTTTGCTGTATGATTTACTCCCCAATGAGGAACAATGGCTGTTGCGGCAGTTGAACTACCTGTACCATTGTCAGGAAATATAACATCTGATCCTGCACTACCGCCCTGATATATGTTTACTCTTACATTACCAGCATAACTAGTATCAGTACTTTGGTTAGGATCTCTGTGACTTGTTACAGTATTACCAGAGAATATAAGTTCTACATCGTTCATGAAGACTTGACTACAACTAAATGTACCTGTTTGTGTTTCTTCTGATAATGCAATACAATATGTCATTGTTTTGTTTTCATTACTGATTGCGGCATCAAATATAGGACCACTAGTGAATGCTTGTCCATATAATATAGGCAATCTGTTATCTGTTGCTGGTGGTAACTGAATAGTTGTTCCAGGATCGCTAGTATCTCCCATTGAAGGTGGTTCAAATACACCTAATGCCCTTGCTGTACCATATGCAAGTCCACCTGCAATAACTGATGTTGCAATAGTGGCTAAAACACCTGATAACCCTACTGCTCCTACTATTGCTGTTGCTATTGCTGTAAATACTGCCATGTTTAACCTCTAAATGCCCAATTATAGTCTATTGGTTCCCATCCTCTATCTTGTAATTTTAAATCTGGTGTTGTTGCTAATGTAGTAAGTGTAAATGTGGATATATGTCCGCTGTCTTTTGCTTCTATACCTATTGCTATATATCTATTGAGCAATCTTGCACCTGCTGATGTGCCCCTGTATTCGTCCTCTACCCACCATGCAACTTCAGTCATGCGTTTGATATGTGGTAACCATAAATCGCCTTGTATGGTCGCTAGAAGCATTCCTACGACCCTTCCATGATGTTCCACTACTAGTGCTATACCTTCTTTGAGTATATGATCTATCACACGATTAACATGCATAAAGTCATATTGTGGAGCATGTAAATCTTCAATTGGATTGAAGTTAGCAAAGTCTATCATTAATCTTTTGATATCATCGTAGTCTTTTATTTGTGCGTTTCTTACTTTCATTATGCTTGTATTCTACGATTACGACCGCCGCCACCTCGGCCTCCGCCTCCACCACCGCCATAGCCACCGCCTCCTGATTGATATTCTTTACCAAAGTCAAAGGATATGTTATATAGTTCTGGTACACGGTCAAAGACTGCATCGTTAGGAAACAATCTTTCTCTGTCGTCTGGATTTGTTCTTTGTCCACTTATTTTTGTTTCTAATACTGAATTAATACTTGCACATGTAACTGTAACTGAATTTGTTAGTGTTTGTGTAGGAGTAAAATCCTCTGTTATTGCGAAGTTAGTTATAACACCACTAAATCTTAAATATACTTCTGATGCATCTAATTCGTGTGTAGTTGTATCATAAAAGCCTCTATATACTTTTATTTCGCCACCTTTAACTGGTGTTGTTAGTATTAGACTTAGATAATTTTGTTCTGAAGGTATACCACTAAGTGTTACTGATATATCACCATTAGTTGTTCTGATATCCTCTTGTACATCACTTACTTGTAGTAGACTACCTAATTCTGTATATGTATTTGAATCATATGTAACTGGTTTATAAGCACTGGTTATATAGTATGTTGTTGAGTCTATTGTTAAGTCAATTAACAAACAACTGCTTATATGATCGCCTTGTACTGGTGTTATAGTAGTAGCCATTAAGTTATAACCTCGATTAATTCAAAATCTGCTGAGAACTGTAATAAATCGTGTGGTACAATGGTATACTTTGGTAGATTAGTTATCTTAACATGAAATCTTACATCATTACCTACTTTTATACCACCACTTGTTAGTGCTACACCTGTTTGACTAAGTACAGGTCTATGTACACTTACTGTAGTATTACTGCTACCGCTATCGAATGTTACATCTGCTGTTACTTGATAAGGATAACGATATGTATCTGTGTTACCTTTAGGTTGTATATAATCACCTTTCTTAAATAGTGTACCACTACCTGTTGCACCTGTTTGATCTATATATATTTCATTACCAAATACACCGTTAACTGTTATATTGTTTAGTTGTGCACCTGCTATATCACCCTGATAGTTAGTTAAGTAGTTCATACCACTATTATTGTTAAGACTTATGTTTGCTTCGTTTGTGCTACCTGTTGAGTATATATCTTCTAGTACACCTCTGTTAGTACTGTACTTTAAGCCATTATGCATACCTACTGTAAAGGAATAAACATTTACATTTCTGTCTGCTGTTTTATAATGACCACTTCTACTTACAGTACTGGCAAATTGTTCTCTTCTATCTACTTCTACGTATGTAGCGGTATCTATAATTGTTTGTAGACTCATTGTTTATCTCCTATGGTGTTCTTCTTGCACCTGCTCTGCTAACGTTAAATATAAATTCAGGATCTCTTGCAACTAACTGTTGGAAGGAAGGTGCATCAACGGCTTGTATGTTATATGTTACATTTGTTGACCCGCCCATTTGATCATTAGGCACAATACTTCCAGCACCTGCAGGAACAAATAATTCTGGTCCTTCTTCACCTACAACATAAGGTCTTTGACCCATTACAGAACCACCGTTTGCTTTTCCTGGTATTTTTATAATATTTCCGCCTGTACCAAAGCCAAAACCAAATGGTCCTAATATAGCACCTAGTATAGGCTGTATAACTGCTAGTCTAAATACATCTGCTATAATTTGATCTATAATTGTACCAAACATCTTTTTAAATGATGCACTACCACTTTCACCTGCTTTAAATGCCTGTACTAAATCTTCACTGAGTGTTTTTTGTGCTGACCCTAATGTATCTAAGAAGTTATTAAGTCCTTCGTTTTCACCAAATGTTTCGTCTAAGTCTCTTAACATTGAATTGTAATCTTCAATACCTATTTCGCCTGTCCTAAATAATTCATTTAATCTTTCTAAAAATATGTTAAATTCTGCACCGGAAATATTTTTTACTTTATCTAATTCGTCTCTGTATTTTTGTAATGCTGTTCTAGTGTCTTCTAATTTTTCTGTGACTTCTTCTGAAGAACCTAATATTATTTTAAATGAATCATCTATGTCTTTAGCACCTTCTTTTACTTCATCTGTTGCGGACTTTATTTCTTGTGCTGTAAATTTTACTTCTTCAAAGAACTTCTTAGCCATTTCTGCTTTGTCAAAGTCTATGATGCCTTCTAATCCATTACCTATACTGACGCCTAGTGATTCCAGTGCATTACCAATAGTTGCATATGCACCGTCTAAGAGTCCTCCTAATGTTACTATTTCAATGAACCCGTTTTTAGCCGCTTCTAATACATCTATTAAATATGCACCACCTATAACTGCCGCTTGGAACCCGGCTACAACATTATTTCCTATTTGTCCTGCTAATTCAAATGCCGCATCTTTATTGTTATCAAATAGTTCTACAAGTTCTAATAAGAATGCTTTAAATGTAGGTGATGTTGCTTCACCAATAGCCGCATTGAATAAAGTTAATCTGTCACCTGCTTGTGAAGTTGCACCACTGAATGTTGTGTTAAGTGTTTGCGCCGCACCCTGTATAGATACTCCAAATTCTAATAATTTCTTTTGTGTTTCTTCAATACTTACAGCCACACCTGCTTCAAATCCAGCCGCCGCTAAAACACCTTTTTCTCTAAATACATCTGCCGCTCCAGCACCTGCACTAAAGGCTCTTTGTAAGGAACTTGCCGCTTGATCAAAAGGAATACCAAAGTTAGCACTAATATCTGCCGCTAAATTTATGTTTCTACGTAATTCGCCTAAGTCTTTAGATATAGTTGCTAGTACTGGTGTTGCACCTGCTAGATCTTGGAATGCAAATGGTAATTTAGTTGCTTCTTCTGTAACTAAGCCTAATGCATACGCACCTGCTTCTGCACTACCTGTAATGTTTTGTAAGGTTATTTGTATGTCTTCAAATTGTGATGCTGTTCTTACACTAGCGGTTAATGATCTAAATGCTAATGTAACGGCACCTATAGCCGCACCAACTATAGCGGCAATACCCACAAATTTAAGCATTCTAGCACCGGATTTAATAAATCCACCGTTTGTTCGTTTTTGTGAGTTACTTAATTGGCTAAATTCATCATTTAATTCTTGAGTAGTACGCCTTAAATTTCTTGAAGTATTATTTAATCTGTTCTTCATTTTGTTACCAGCGGCGTCAGTCAATGTTCCGCCTCTAGTAGCATTTTGTAAATTAGTTAAAGCATCTGAATGCTTAGTAACTTCATTAATAATTCTTTGGTTTAATTTTATAGAATTACTTAGCCCTCCAGAAGATGCAACTGTGGCCGCACCAAATGCCGCTATAGCGGCTGTTAAACCACCGAATCCTTGAGAGCCACCGGCATTTCTTGCACCTGCGCCTGTTTGCTTTAAATTTCTCTGTAATTTATCTAATTGTCTATTAGAATTTTTTAAACCACGTATAAAGTCTCTGTCATTTAATTTTAATGTTACTTCAATACTTTTAGCCATGTTATCTACCTATTTTACGCACTTCTTTATCAACTAAATTATCAATTTCTTCTATTGTTGGTTTAGTCATACCATCAGGTGCCTGTTTACTCCAGCCTTCGTCTAATCTACCTGCATAACCATAATTACTTTTAATTGTTTTACCACGTAATTTTGTTTTGCTACGAGCATTACCGCTTCTTACAGGTGTTTCTTTTTTGTAAAATTTAAATGCAGGTTTCATAACATCTCTACTAAGATCTTCAAGATCATTTAACATGTCTTCTACTTCTCTTGTACTGCTTGTTAGTGAGAACTTCATTTCTTTCTTACCTTGTTCATTAATTCTTGTAGATCTTCTTGTTGATACATACTATGATCTACTGTTTTATTTGCTTTATTATGCTGTAATTTTTCCCACGTTACAGCAACATCAAAAACCATTAAATCGAACGAATCTGCATTGCTTAATAATTTACTAGGTAAAGTACCGTATCTTTTTCCTAAAGCATCAAACATTAGTAATGTATTAGTGCCTTGAGACTTTTCATCTATTTGATGCGTTGTTACTTTCCCAGGTGGTCACCTATCAACTTCATTGCTTCTGTCATTACATCAATTGGTAAAGTTAATTCTTCTGTCATAACAGGTTCACCATTTTCGTTTCTGATAATATCTTTTAGTATATTCATATATTCGCCTATGTTATCTTCTTTAACATCTGCTAATTTTGTAAATATATCTAATGGTTGTCTGTCGTATAGAAAGAATTCCAATTCATCACCGTACTTTTCAACTAGTGCTGGTTCTGTAATTGTTATTTTCTGTAAAGTTGGTTTTTTTGCTAGTTCGCTTAATTTCATATCTTTATTCCTTTATATCTCTATCTGTTAAATTGTGGATTGCACTTATGCAAAATGCTATCCTGCTGTTTGCTTTGGCTATATCGCCTTCAGCACACTTTAGTTCGTTTTTAGCCTTCGCTATCTCCATCTCCATCGACTTCAGTATCTCCTGAGTCGTGTGATTGTCCCATATCTTCATGTTGTTCCTCTATATCTATATTTATCTGTTTTTTAGGTTTAGCATCTAATTCGATACCATGTGCCTTTGCAAGATCTCTAAAGTCATATATATGACCTCCTATAGTTACGTCATATGAATCTTTTATCCATTTGCCGTTAACTATAAATTTACTTGCAATTTTATGTACTTGTTTTTCCATAATTAAATCCTTTAAAATAATACCCCCACAATTGTGAGGGTATTAATAGTTATTTAACTTACGATTATCTTAATCCTAGTTAGACTGTACCTTTGGTTATATCGCCATTGACGATAATTTCCATAGGCGATATCCAGACTGCTTGGTCGATTGAAGCACTAGGTGCCAATCCGCCAATAAATCCTTTACCTTCTATATAGTAATCAGCTGAATCTTTACCTTCAAATGCAACACTGAAGAATACTTCTGTTTTGCTTGTTGAGGAAGATAATAAACCAACATTTGCTACTTCATTTGTGGCGTTTGAAAGCCCAAAGAATGCATCATCATCTAGCAACATGTTTAGAGACACTGAGTTCTCTACAACTGTTGTAAATGCACTAGAACTTGTAGAATCCAATGTTGAATATCTTACAGTTCCTGGTGTTGTGTTTAAAGTTAGATCTTGGACTAAAGGAAGTGCTAAACCTCCTGTTGCCCCAGGTCTTGCTAATACATCAGTATTACCTAAAGTGAGGATTGCTTGATTACCGCTTGTTACGTTAATTACTCCTGCCATTATATTTCTCCTATATGGTTGTGAAGTTATACTCGAAAGTATATGTTATTACATCATCTGTTATGTCAGTCTCATAATCACTGCTACTATCTGTAACGTTTGTGACTGCGTTCCTGGCGATTAACAAATTTGCGACAACGGTGTTAATATCACTATATTCATTTTTTGCATCTACACTTAAATAAGCATTTACTGTAGTTGTAGTCTGGTTAACATTGCCCTGATCCAGGGTTCTGTATAACTGTTCTACTTCTATTTCTTGCTCATCTACGTATATGGTACTCATGTTCTTATTATATAAAGGAATGCCACTCTGATCGAATGGCAATTCCTGACTAATTGAAAAGTTAGAATGTGTCGCAATATTGGTAGTAATTTGTGTTATTAAATTATCTCTAATACTCATATTATTACCTTATTGGGACGACACTTCGTCTGCTTCTAGAACGTCTTGTACGCATATATGATACTGCTTTCTCATTTTCTTCCACAGTTCCGTCGCCATCTGCATCATACCAGTCTGCAATTGATATCAATTCGTTAAACAAATCGTTATATTTTGCGTCATAGTAATTAATTTTAGATACTTCTTCACTTTCAGGGTTACCGAAATCGGCAACTAAAGGGAATAGGAACTGAGAAAATGTATAATAAACACACATGTCAGTAAATTGTTGTTGTCTACCTAATTTGTTACTCGGATCTATTCGATTCGGGTTTACATTAGGTAAATTGTTTAAATTAGATACTGGTGTGCCTACATAAGCATTATAACTCTGCCACCATGTACTTGCTTTTAATTTAAGCAAGATACGGTCGGTTGCTTTGCCAGTTAAGTCTTCAAAATACTCTTCAACTGTTAAAAATCCGGACTCCGCTGGAATCTTGATATTATTACTCTCAAAGAACTTTTGATCTTTCTGTCTTAAGTCAGTGTTTTCAGCAAAAGAAATTACTGTACCACCTGCGTTTGTTATAAATGCCATGAATATATCCTCTAATTAGACGTTATTTGGAAGATTATTACTTCTAAACAGTCTCGTTCCAGCGATTAAGGCTAGACTTGCGTCTCTTAATGCATTGTTACCTAGATCACTTAGTGAAGCAATAGTTGTACCACCAGCCAGTGCAATTTGTGAATTAATCGCAAATTCCATAGCAGGAGATATAATTCCTATATATGTACCGTCTAATCCAGTAGGAGCATTTGATGATCTTAGATTTGCAACACCTTTAGCAATTGCTACTACGTTTGCTGTAGCGGTGCCGATTGATGCGTTTGATGAAATCTTTTGACCAAATCCTGCTTGTAATGTTGCAAAACCGTTTCTAACTGTTCCTCTCATTTCATGAGTGTCTAAGTTAGGGTTATACCACATTCTTACTGAAGGTTCTCTTTTCGCCGCAAAAGCAAGTGCTTCTGGAGACATAACATAGTTCAATACTGAACCTGCTGTTGTGTCGCCTTCACCTGTATCTGTGTGAGTTGAGAAACCTGTTTTACCTACTAGTAAACCTGCTGTATCTGTTGCTTGAGCAAGTCCGCCTGATAACCTTGTGAGTACTGCGTTTCTTACTAAGTCGATACCACCATCTTCTAGTGATTCTTCTGATACGTCTGTAGCAATTCCTCGTTTCTGGAATGTTACGTTCGCATGTACAGGTGTTAAGTTAGATTGAGCACCTGCTGTTTGTCTAATATCCCCGCCTTCACTTACGTCAACTGCGTTAGAATATGTGTTTGTAATTGGGAAACGGACCTGTGATCCACTGCTTCCCGCTACTGTTAGAGAGTTCCTAATTATACTTTGATTAGGTAGCAATACTGCATCCATGTAATATGGTACTAGATCTGCTAAAATATCTGTGTATAACTGCTGAACACTCGTACTTGTTGTTCCTGCTGCCATTATATTTCTCCTTTAATATGACAATTAATTATTGAGCCATCTTTTTCATTAAGGTTTTAACCTGAGCGTCTGTAATAGATGCTCTTGAACTAGATGGATTGATACTGCGTAATTTTGTATACGCTGATCTGTATTCAGCATCGCTAATCAATTTGTTCTCATCAACACCTTTATTAGAGTTGTTATTTGAACTTGTTGTTTCACCATACTGTACATCAACACCTTTTTTGCCGAATGGAAGACCTATTGATTTACCTACTGCTTCAACTGCCGCATTGTAGTCTGGTGTTTCACCATCAGTAGTAAGATAATTCTCACCCTGTCTGATTGCAAAAGTATCACCTTCTACTGCCAACATATTTCTGGCTTTCATTAAATCAACCACTGCACTTCTTTGCTCACCGCTCCAATTACTTGGCATTGCTGTTTGCAATTTGCTCATGTGGTCTTTCAATAGCAAGTCTGTCTTAAGAGAAGTTACCTGGTTTTTAAGTTCTTCTACTGTTGCTTCACGTTTTCTAACTGCATCTCTGAGTGAGTCAACGTTTAGGCTACTGCCTTCATTAGGATTAACCTCTTGAAGTGTAGATACTACTTTCTTTACCTGGTCAATGCTATCAACATTAAGTTCATTAAGAATATTCTTTTGAACTTCATTTTTAGCATTTGCGGCAATCCTGTTAGTGTCATCACGTGTATAAAAACGTATGCCATCAACGAATGTTTTGCCATCTCTTATTTCAACACTTGGTGTTGTAATATTATCAGATTGTGTATCCTGTGGTGCAGATGCATTTGCTTCTGCGTTGTCAACTGGATTTGCGGAATCTGTTACCGGTTCAATTGTGTCGGAATGAACTGCCGTGTCTGTGGATGCATTATCCATTTTCTATCTCCTTTATCGTAGAGTAAACGTAATTGTTTACGGGGTTACCCCCTACCTTAATGCCTTTTTACAGGCTATTATTACTGTACGTTGAATCAATCAATTGATCCAACCGTGTTTTAATTTTTTCTTTTAATTTTTCTTTGAAATCTGGTGATTCTTCCATATCAACACCTGTTTTCATTTCTATACGCATTTCATACTCTTGATGTGTTGTAAATGGCATGTATGTAACTAAACCATCTTCTCTAGTATGAGTATGAGTGCCCGTTCCGCCTAATCTAACGGCCTCTGCTTGGGCTTCTGCTTCAGTCTCATAGTCTTGCACCGTGTATTCTTCTGCGTCATCTACGAACACACTAGCATATCTCTCGTATGCATCTAATAGTGTATTCATCTCTTTAATTTCGTATTCCAAGCCTTTTTGACTGTATAGTCTATTATAACTTATTGTTAAATCTTCTGGTATTGGCTGATCTTGCCAGTCAAACCATATTTTCCATAAATTATATTCTGCATTTTCCAGGCTTGTTGCTTTTTTGCGGATAAATGCTTCTAATTTTGTATCGTATTGTTCTATTTGCACACCTGAACGTGAAGCCTTAATTAATTCTTCACTTCTAATCATAGCAACTTCATTCATTTTGCTTATCTTTTGATCTACAAGTTGTCTTATTTGATCTATACTGCCCGTATCAGGTGATAAGAATTCGAACACATAATTAGGTTGCCCATTAAGAGAGGTATCTGTAATAACTACTGAACCTGGCTCTCCGCTAATACTGTTGTCATTTCTGTTTAATGTACTTTCGTCAACCAGAGTCACTGGGTGCATTCCGTACGACACGGCAGAGTATACTTCGCCTAAATCAGAATAAACACTACGTTGTATTTGTGCGATATCAAAGATCGGGGTATGCCCTATGCCTTTATATATTGGCGTACTTTGATAAATGGGTCTTACAGGAACGTAACCCAGTGGATTTTCCTGGATAATTCTGTAAAACGTTTTTCCGTCCTCATCTTCTAATGCTTCTGCAAATTCGGGTACTTCACCCTCATAGTCTTCTTCATAAGGAAGGAATATAATTTGTATTTCATCGCTAGTTATGTAATGAAATATCTCTAAGTCTGGTTCTTGTGCTATTCTAATAACAATTCTGTTTAATTCTAATTCGCCTTTTGCGTCGTATGTGTAACTCCAATTGGTAACATCTGAAGGTTTATGCATTTTCCATTGTGGATAATCTGCACCTGTAGATTTGATACAACTTACCCATACAATACCATTAACAGTAGTAAATGTATCTACTGTACTCATAAATTCATTTATGGAATTTTCATCTCCATCAGTATTCTTTACGAAAGCATTTACTTCTGGTGTGTCAGGTATAGTTCTTACTGGGGGACTTCTAAATAATATTGCGTTGTATTCTGATGTGTATAATCTTGTGTATGGAAATACCGGAACATTTTGTAACTTTTCTTGATAAAAATTACTTGCATAATCTCCACCGTTATTGGCATCTTGGCTACTGCCTACTCTTTGTACATTGCTTTTGTATACTGCTGTTTGATTACCATAATCATCAATATCATATGTATTAATAACTTCACTGGGTGTGCTGTAATCACTGTTATATGCTTTTAGGTAATTACCGTCGCGATATTCTACTCCACCATAATAGGATTTAGTGGCTAAATTCCAATCGTCTATATATTTGTTGTAAAGTTCGTGTGATGTAGTGATGAAATTGTAGTAGTCAAATTTGCTAGCCAAGGTTATCTCCCTTTGTATTCATTTGGTAATACTATTTATCTTTCTTTGTAATAATTTTCTATATTACGGTTGACTATAGTGATAAATCGTGTATAATAGTTGTATATATTTTAAAAAAGGAGTAATATATGGCAATATACAAATACACAAATGGTAAAGATACTATTACTGAGTATAATGATGGTAATCACCAAGACTTCGAAGGCACATTTGACGTTGAAGAATTATTTGAATCG